TTTTCAAATAATCTAAATAAATAGACAAAGTAAATAACATAATCGGTGTACTGAACGCCCAATCAAAATATCTTTTTGGCGTTACATTTTTTATACTGGAAAATAATGAAACCATCCAAACATAAAATGTCCCCTCTATTGCCTGCACAATTATTTCCAATAATAACAGAGCTTTTAATATAAGTTTTTCACCAGTAACTGTAAATAATACATATACATCAGTAATACCGGTTATTATTTGTACAAATAATGACGAATATACTGTTTTTAATAATATAGATTGCAAATTATCCATTTTATATTCTATTTATATTTAAGTAGATTTTTTTTCGAAACTTTTCATACATTTTGAACAATAAAAAATTGTACGTGATGTATCTGGTGTGATATCTATACTATCTTCTACAATATTGTGTTTACAATTGTGAATTATGTATTCTTCCATCAATTTACAGATATTTTTATATTCCTCATTTGGATTTTGCACAAGTGCTTTCAAATATCTCAATGCAGTTTGTATACTTTCAATGTCAGGTTCATCATCGTTATTATCCATTATACATATATATACATGTATATATCTTTAATATTTTTATTATAAATTATAATAAATTTAAAAATATTTATTATCATATATAAAATATGACAACAAATAAATTACATGAAAATATGAAAGAATTTATAATATATAAAAATAATGATGAAGAAATAAAAATAATCGATAATTTTTTTTCGGATTCAGTTCTTCAAGAAATTGTCGATTATTTTAAAACAATTCAATGGAATTGTCAATGTATAAGAGATAGTAATACAAATTTATATGATGATTCGCCTTATTGGCGAGTAGAATTAATTGAAAATAAATTTTTCAATTTTTATTTAAATAATATAATTGAAAAATTTTTTAATAAAAAAATGATATTAAATAGACTCTATGTAGTAGGTCAAACATATAGTCAAGATAGTAATTTTCATATAGATGATGAAGAACCCAATACATATACTTTTTGTTTTTATATTAATGATGTTATAGATGAAGATGGAAATTTTTTTATTAGAATTCCTGAAAAAAATACAATATTACAGATAGAGACGTATATGAATAGAGCTGTTATATTCCCATCTAATTATAGACATAAAGGTTCAGGGTATAACCGTTTCAGTAATAAATTACGTATATGTATTGCATGGAAGTATAAAATATTTGAATAATAATATTATAAATAAAAATAAATAAAAATAATTATTGAGATATGAATATATGGATAAAATTATAGTGCAAGATAATTTTTTGAATAAAGAAGAATTAGAGAAGTGTATAGATATTATAAGAAAAAATACTTGGAAATGGGAACATACGTCATCTGGTTCATATGATGATACTCCTTTTTGGAATATGGATTTATATGAAGACCCATATTTTTCAAAATATTTAAAAAATATTATAGAAAAACAGTTTTCAAAAAAATTTAAAATAAATAGATTATATGCAAATGCACAAACATATGGGCAAGATGGTAGTTATCATGTAGATTCTAATAATAAAAATTGTTATACATTTTGTTTGTATTTGACAAATATTAGCGAAGACAACGTTGAAACCGCCGGGGGACATTTATTTTTTAAATTTCCAGAACTAAAATATAAAATAGGTTATGAACCAAAATTTAATAGAGGAATATTTTTTCCATCAAATTATATACATAAAGGAAATGCATTTTCTAGGTATATTATGGATTTACGAATATGTGTTTCATGGAAATTAGAAGAAATTCAATAAATAATATAAAATTTTATTAGGTTATATTAAAAATATGGAAAAAATCAAAATTATTGACAAATTTTTAAATGTTGATGAACTAAATGAATGTTTAAATATTGTAAATAATAAAAAATGGTATTATGGACATAGTTCGGGATATGATGAAAAATTTAATAATACATTTTTTGCTATATATAATCTAGATTATTTTTTCACACAATATATAAAATCAAAATTAGAAATTATTTTTTCTAAAAAATTTATATTAGACCGTAATTATATGCATATGCAACTATATGGACAAGATGGTTCATATCATATAGATTCTGACGAAAATAATACATATACATTTTGTATATATATAACAGATATATCTGATGCATCTATGGAAAATGCCGATGGTGATTTTTTGTTAAAAATACCAAATACGAATTATGTCATTTGTATTAATACATTAAATAATAGAGGTATTTTTTTTCCATCAAATTATATACACAAAGGATTAGCATACAATCGAATGTTTTATCAAAACAGAATATGTGTTACATGGAAATTAACTGAATTTTTAGAAAACTGAATAATTATAAAATAATATAAAAATTTTTTTTTATTATAAGTATCATGAAAAAAATCATACATAGAATAGATAATGATATTAATGTAATTGAATATGAAAAAAGTAATATTTATATAATAGAAAATATATTGAATGATTCATTCTGTGATAAATTAAAAGAATTAATAGATACATTACCTTTAAATAAGATTGATTATTTCAATGGTAATAATGTTCAATGTAATATATCATATATTAATGATTTATTGAAAACAAACGATGAAATGTATTATTCATTTACCACAGATTTACATAAGTATAATGAAATACTGAATAATATTAATTTAAAAAAAAATATATACACAAATAAATTAAATGGAATTACTAAAAATATTATTGAAAAATATAATCATGAAATTAATGAAATAATGATGAAAATAAAAAATATAATGGCTGATATTAATAAACATATCAGTTTTGATTATAATTCAGGATATATATTAAGAAAAATTTATGGTGCGACTAGACTTCACATTGATAATATTAGTGAAATATATAATAATAATGTAAATTTTATAAAAAAAAATAAGAAAAATGATTTATTACTTGTACGTAATGCATCCATAATTTTTAGTTTAAATGATGATTATGATGGCGGAATGTTTAATTTTCCATATTATGATATAACACTAAAAATGAAAAAAGGTTCTGTCATTATTTTTCCACCATATTGGACACATGAACATCAAGTATATGAAGTTGAAAATAATACATATAGATATACATTATCCACATGGAGTTGTATGAAAATATAATTATAAAAATATATATAAATATTTTTTTATAATTTTTTATAATGATTGGTATATTTGAATATAATAATTCACTTACAGATATAATATGTGAAAATATAATTGAATTTTTTGATGAAGATTCTAATGATAATATTTTTAATATACCAAAATATAACAAAAAATGGGAACGTATTGAACGATTATTATATAAAGAATTGCTCATGCGAATAAATGATTATAAAAATAAACTATTACAAAATATAAATTTGAATAATGAATTATTATTATTAGTTAATAATGAATTATATACAAAATACTTTTCTATACAAAAAATAGAAGTTGGAAAAAATGAAATTATTGACAAGTATAATTTTGTACCAAACAGATATAATGTACTAACTTATATTTTTTATTTAAATGATATAGATGAAGGTGGTGAAGTTATTTTTATACCACTAGAAAATGAAAGTGTAGAAACATATACAATTAAACCAAAAAAAGGAAAATTAGTTTTATTTCCTGAAAATATAAATACATGTAATTATAAAGTTTTATTACCTACAAATTATTCACAATATATAATTACAGGACAATTATGTTATAATATAATATAAAATAAATATATAAAAATATTGACATTTGAAATGTAAAAAGGCGTAACATGGAAAGTTTTATATATGAAAACAATTCATTATCTGAAAACTTTTGTAATGAAATTATTGAATTATTTGAAGCAAATATCCAATGTAAATATAAAAACGTAGTAGATAATGAATGTTTTGTTGATAATACAATAAAAAAACAAAGAAAAATAGGATTAGATTCACATACATTAAATTATAAATATGTAGTAGATAGTGAATGTCTTGATGATAAATTAATAAAAAATCCAATAAATTTAGTAATGTCGCCAGATATATTAAATGATGATATTTGGTGTAATATTAAAAAAATCTTAATAGATGAACTTATAAAACATGTAAAATTATATGAATCATCATTAAATAATGATATATTTTTTTTTAATTTATTACACAATACAAAAAGTATAAAAACGTTTTTTATTCAAAAATACAAAAAAAATGAAGGTTGTATCAAATATCGTGATGATTATAGTATTGATTTGTTTAATAAAAAATCAAAGTTGTTAACTTTTATATGGTATTTAAACGCGGTAGACGAAGGAGGAGAAACGGAATTTCTTGGGTATCATAAGGTAAAATCCGAAAAAGGAAAACTTGTATTATTTCCATCTGAATGGTTTTTCCCTTATCATCAAAAAAATCCAATATCTCATGATAAATATGTAATAACCGGGTGGATATATATTGATATATAAATAATATAAAAATATTTTTATATTATTTATATATCAATATATATCCACCCGGTTATTACATATTTATCATGAGATATTGGATTTTTTTGATGATAAGGGAAAAACCATTCAGATGGAAATAATACAAGTTTTCCTTTTTCGGATTTTACCTTATGATACCCAAGAAATTCCGTTTCTCCTCCTTCGTCTACCGCGTTTAAATACCATATAAAAGTTAACAACTTTGATTTTTTATTAAACAAATCAATACTATAATCATCACGATATTTGATACAACCTTCATTTTTTTTGTATTTTTGAATAAAAAACGTTTTTATACTTTTTGTATTGTGTAATAAATTAAAAAAAAATATATCATTATTTAATGATGATTCATATAATTTTACATGTTTTATAAGTTCATCTATTAAGATTTTTTTAATATTACACCAAATATCATCATTTAATATATCTGGCGACATTACTAAATTTATTGGATTTTTTATTAATTTATCATCAAGACATTCACTATCTACTACATATTTATAATTTAATGTATGTGAATCTAATCCTATTTTTCTTTGTTTTTTTATTGTATTATCAACAAAACATTCATTATCTACTACGTTTTTATATTTACATTGGATATTTGCTTCAAATAATTCAATAATTTCATTACAAAAGTTTTCAGATAATGAATTGTTTTCATATATAAAACTTTCCATGTTACGCCTTTTTACATTTCAAATGTCAATATTTTTATATATTTATTTTATATTATATTATAACATAATTGTCCTGTAATTATATATTGTGAATAATTTGTAGGTAATAAAACTTTATAATTACATGTATTTATATTTTCAGGAAATAAAACTAATTTTCCTTTTTTTGGTTTAATTGTATATGTTTCTACACTTTCATTTTCTAGTGGTATAAAAATAACTTCACCACCTTCATCTATATCATTTAAATAAAAAATATAAGTTAGTACATTATATCTGTTTGGTACAAAATTATACTTGTCAATAATTTCATTTTTTCCAACTTCTATTTTTTGTATAGAAAAGTATTTTGTATATAATTCATTATTAACTAATAATAATAATTCATTATTCAAATTTATATTTTGTAATAGTTTATTTTTATAATCATTTATTCGCATGAGCAATTCTTTATATAATAATCGTTCAATACGTTCCCATTTTTTGTTATATTTTGGTATATTAAAAATATTATCATTAGAATCTTCATCAAAAAATTCAATTATATTTTCACATATTATATCTGTAAGTGAATTATTATATTCAAATATACCAATCATTATAAAAAATTATAAAAAAATATTTATATATATTTTTATAATTATATTTTCATACAACTCCATGTGGATAATGTATATCTATATGTATTATTTTCAACTTCATATACTTGATGTTCATGTGTCCAATATGGTGGAAAAATAATGACAGAACCTTTTTTCATTTTTAGTGTTATATCATAATATGGAAAATTAAACATTCCGCCATCATAATCATCATTTAAACTAAAAATTATGGATGCATTACGTACAAGTAATAAATCATTTTTCTTATTTTTTTTTATAAAATTTACATTATTATTATATATTTCACTAATATTATCAATGTGAAGTCTAGTCGCACCATAAATTTTTCTTAATATATATCCTGAATTATAATCAAAACTGATATGTTTATTAATATCAGCCATTATATTTTTTATTTTCATCATTATTTCATTAATTTCATGATTATATTTTTCAATAATATTTTTAGTAATTCCATTTAATTTATTTGTGTATATATTTTTTTTTAAATTAATATTATTCAGTATTTCATTATACTTATGTAAATCTGTGGTAAATGAATAATACATTTCATCGTTTGTTTTCAATAAATCATTAATATATGATATATTACATTGAACATTATTACCATTGAAATAATCAATCTTATTTAAAGGTAATGTATCTATTAATTCTTTTAATTTATCACAGAATGAATCATTCAATATATTTTCTATTATATAAATATTACTTTTTTCATATTCAATTACATTAATATCATTATCTATTCTATGTATGATTTTTTTCATGATACTTATAATAAAAAAAAATTTTTATATTATTTTATAATTATTCAGTTTTCTAAAAATTCAGTTAATTTCCATGTAACACATATTCTGTTTTGATAAAACATTCGATTGTATGCTAATCCTTTGTGTATATAATTTGATGGAAAAAAAATACCTCTATTATTTAATGTATTAATACAAATGACATAATTCGTATTTGGTATTTTTAACAAAAAATCACCATCGGCATTTTCCATAGATGCATCAGATATATCTGTTATATATATACAAAATGTATATGTATTATTTTCGTCAGAATCTATATGATATGAACCATCTTGTCCATATAGTTGCATATGCATATAATTACGGTCTAATATAAATTTTTTAGAAAAAATAATTTCTAATTTTGATTTTATATATTGTGTGAAAAAATAATCTAGATTATATATAGCAAAAAATGTATTATTAAATTTTTCATCATATCCCGAACTATGTCCATAATACCATTTTTTATTATTTACAATATTTAAACATTCATTTAGTTCATCAACATTTAAAAATTTGTCAATAATTTTGATTTTTTCCATATTTTTAATATAACCTAATAAAATTTTATATTATTTATTGAATTTCTTCTAATTTCCATGAAACACATATTCGTAAATCCATAATATACCTAGAAAATGCATTTCCTTTATGTATATAATTTGATGGAAAAAATATTCCTCTATTAAATTTTGGTTCATAACCTATTTTATATTTTAGTTCTGGAAATTTAAAAAATAAATGTCCCCCGGCGGTTTCAACGTTGTCTTCGCTAATATTTGTCAAATACAAACAAAATGTATAACAATTTTTATTATTAGAATCTACATGATAACTACCATCTTGCCCATATGTTTGTGCATTTGCATATAATCTATTTATTTTAAATTTTTTTGAAAACTGTTTTTCTATAATATTTTTTAAATATTTTGAAAAATATGGGTCTTCATATAAATCCATATTCCAAAAAGGAGTATCATCATATGAACCAGATGACGTATGTTCCCATTTCCAAGTATTTTTTCTTATAATATCTATACACTTCTCTAATTCTTCTTTATTCAAAAAATTATCTTGCACTATAATTTTATCCATATATTCATATCTCAATAATTATTTTTATTTATTTTTATTTATAATATTATTATTCAAATATTTTATACTTCCATGCAATACATATACGTAATTTATTACTGAAACGGTTATACCCTGAACCTTTATGTCTATAATTAGATGGGAATATAACAGCTCTATTCATATACGTCTCTATCTGTAATATTGTATTTTTTTCAGGAATTCTAATAAAAAAATTTCCATCTTCATCTATAACATCATTAATATAAAAACAAAAAGTATATGTATTGGGTTCTTCATCATCTATATGAAAATTACTATCTTGACTATATGTTTGACCTACTACATAGAGTCTATTTAATATCATTTTTTTATTAAAAAATTTTTCAATTATATTATTTAAATAAAAATTGAAAAATTTATTTTCAATTAATTCTACTCGCCAATAAGGCGAATCATCATATAAATTTGTATTACTATCTCTTATACATTGACAATTCCATTGAATTGTTTTAAAATAATCGACAATTTCTTGAAGAACTGAATCCGAAAAAAAATTATCGATTATTTTTATTTCTTCATCATTATTTTTATATATTATAAATTCTTTCATATTTTCATGTAATTTATTTGTTGTCATATTTTATATATGATAATAAATATTTTTAAATTTATTATAATTTATAATAAAAATATTAAAGATATATACATGTATATATATGTATAATGGATAATAACGATGATGAACCTGACATTGAAAGTATACAAACTGCATTGAGATATTTGAAAGCACTTGTGCAAAATCCAAATGAGGAATATAAAAATATCTGTAAATTGATGGAAGAATACATAATTCACAATTGTAAACACAATATTGTAGAAGATAGTATAGATATCACACCAGATACATCACGTACAATTTTTTATTGTTCAAAATGTATGAAAAGTTTCGAAAAAAAATCTACTTAAATATAAATAGAATATAAAATGGATAATTTGCAATCTATATTATTAAAAACAGTATATTCGTCATTATTTGTACAAATAATAACCGGTATTACTGATGTATATGTATTATTTACAGTTACTGGTGAAAAACTTATATTAAAAGCTCTGTTATTATTGGAAATAATTGTGCAGGCAATAGAGGGGACATTTTATGTTTGGATGGTTTCATTATTTTCCAGTATAAAAAATGTAACGCCAAAAAGATATTTTGATTGGGCGTTCAGTACACCGATTATGTTATTTACTTTGTCTATTTATTTAGATTATTTGAAAA